AACCTCTATTAAGAATTACAATTTGTTTTTTAGTTAGCTTTACATTCTTTTTTGCTAATTCTTTCTTAACGTCACTTTCTAATACGTATACTTCATTGTTGATATTTATTGTTTTCATGTTATTTCTTCTTATGCTGTCTCTTACCTTCTCGTGTTTTATTCCACTCTGCAACCTTTTCATTAACAGTTAACTTAACTCTGCGCTTTAATTCTTGTGGATGTAATCTTTTATTCATATTATTTAGCTTCTGCTATTACTTTTTTAAATTCTTCCCAATTTTCAGAACCAACCATCATCTCTAAATAATTACTATTCCATATCTCATACTCCGTTTCTGTAAGCTCACCGTTTTTAAAAACTTCTCGTTTGATTATTTTGTACATAAAATTTATTGCTATAAGACCAGTATATACGCACTTCTGTAAAAGTCAACCCCCTTTATCCACAGTATTGACAATTCTATAAGTGTATGATAAACTATTTGTAATGAAAGAGATTAAAGATACTTTCATTATGGTACGCTCAACTCAGAAGTATAAAGACAGTAAGAGGAAGCAAGCTAAACGTAAAGGGTTTTCTTTATCCCAATACATTCGGCACCTAATGGATAATGACAAAACAAATTAAAGAGTATATTAAGAATAACCTTCCTTACTACGGTAAGATAAAGCCTAAGAGTAGGTATTCAGGAGTTAAGGCTAAGTCTTGGAGTATCCTAAGTGATTACACAAGAGTCCGTGACTTCATCAAGTACGGTACATGCGTAGCAACTGGAGAGAGAATCCGTGACTGGAGAGATGGACAAGGTGGACACTACTACTCAATGGGAGGAAACGGTGTATACTCAGGATTCTCAGATAGAAACGTCCACTTACAAAATGCAGAATCAAATGCCTGGGGTGGACAAGATGTAGGCTATGCGTTCGGTAAAGAACTCATAAAGCGTTACGGTAAGAACTACCTCAAAGAACTCCTCAAGGAAACTCAAATCCACGCTAAAGACGATGAATGGTTCCACGTAAGGAAGATAGAAGAAATATACAACAAGTTTAAAAAGTTAAAGAAAGATTACCCAAATTATAATTACCCAGAATATGTTTGAAAAAATTAAAGCAAAGTTTATGAAACCTAAAACATTCCAAGAACGATACGCTAAGTTTCTAAAAGAAATCCAGAAGTCATCAGCGGAGAATGGCATTGATGTCATCCCTACGTTGTCATTCAAAGACCTCTTAGCAGAGACTACCCCTGCTCCAGTAGCTACTCCTATGCCACAGCCAGCACAGGAACTCCCTGTAATCAAGAAGGGTGGTAAGAAATCTGGAAAATAGTCCTATTTTGACAGTGCGTATATAGTAAATCTCAAAATGAAAAAAGATAATAACACAAATAAAAAAGTTGTCAAGAACACAAAAACTAAAAAAGTCAACTATACAATTGACGATTTGAAAGATGTGTGGTATCGTGCGGTTTACAATGGTGCGCTACTTTGGCAGTATTCGAAAGATAAAAAATTGAACTTTGAGGACGGTGTACAGGGTATAAGGGAAATACTAGATACTGAGGGATTGCGCACGATATTAGGCAATAATTTCGTACTACTTGGACTATTCAACGAAAAACAAAAGCCAAAAAAGTCAAGCAAAAAAGACTAAATAGCATTATAAAGAAAGCCATTCGACAGAATGGTTTTTTTGTTGCGTTATAAGAAGTGGAAAAACGCTTGACTCTCTCATGGTGTAGGCGTATGCTGATTACATAACCACAAAAGACATGACAATAAAATATAATAATGATTTAAAAATGTTTGTTGGTTGGGACGGTAAAAGAAACTATTACGGAGCAAAAGTATGGCATGTAATAGTACAAGCGTACAGCCTAGTATAAAGCCTTTGCCCCTTAGTCTTGAGATATTACACGGTCTTAAGCCTTTCACTAGGGGGTGAAACGCTCTATATGAGCAATATATATGAATAAAGAAACAAAGACGGTTTACATCACACGTAACGCATTATTTAGAGATTTTTCTATGATTATGTGCAATAACATCACTGAGGTAGATGAGTCATTTATGGATGATAATATGGAACTTTTCTATATTGACTGTGAAGAGTGCGGAGGTACAGGCGAAAAAGATGATAAACGATGTAATGAGTGCGGAGGCGAAGGTCAACATACGCTAGAGGCTTATCAGTACTTTATTATCAACGCGAACGAGTACGAATTATCACGCCTTAAGGAGTATGGCGTGCGAGTAGGACACAGTAAACTACTTGACTTGGATATTATGCCTATTTACGACTGGGGCACAGGTTGGAGTGCATTTTCTTATAGTAAAGAAGTAGACGCTGATTATCAATTGTCACATGACGAAACATTAACAAGAGAAACTGTATATTAATATGAACAAAATAGCACTTAGAGACTGGCGTAATGCAATAGTAAAAGTTGCGTTAGTGAGTGATGAGCAATTAAAAACTATTGAGGCAATAAACAAGGATATGGAAAATCAGGAACTATACAACGAACTAGGGGATATTGAGTATACAAATGACAATCACAGACACACGACACTAGATATTAATAAACTATTTGATGGATACTATAACCATTAATTTATGAACAAAATCAAAAAATACGCGTTCCATAACTTTAAAACAGTACAGAGTTTTGAGAAGTTTCTACGAGGACAATATCACAATCACTGGAGAAACAAGTTTACAACGTACAAAAAGAGCTTAGACTGTATCGCGGTGGATGGTATTCTATTTACAATGGAAGAATACGACAGTGACGGGCGTACGCTAACATGGGGCAATAAAAGACTTGAGAAAAATCTCGAAGTATCAACAAGTGACAGATATAAGAATGGGTACAAAGACGCAAAAGCGGAAATATACGAGGCGTTTGGCACACGAAACGATATTAACTATTTAGACTAAAACTATGAATTATCAAGAATACTTAAAACATTATCATAGTACATACAAACACGCACAGATACTAACTAATAGTGTGACATTTTACGCATTAGGGCGAGTATTTAGAACATTACAAGGCGCACGCATGTACATAACTAAAAACACAATATAACTATGAATAAAGAAGAATTAGAGCTATTTATACCCCTCATTGGAGACTTAAACGACGTTAAAACAGCTATTGAAGCCTTGGACACGCTCGGACTATCCAAAAAGGAACATGACAAGCTGCGCACACAAATAGAGGATATGTTAGAGGATATCGAGCAAACAACATACTAGCATGACATTACTATTTACAATACTCGGTTTCGGGTATATATTCTGGAAGATAGCCGTATGGTTGTTTACACCAAACTATTAAGAGAAACGCCTAAAAAGGGCGTTTTTTTGCGCCACATTAGAACACTTCACAGTAACATAGAGAACAGATAAGGATATAGTACTTGACTTCTGACGTTTCACGTGGTACAATTTGTTGTATGTTCAATCCTAAGGGAATAGAGAAAACAAAAAAGTACATAGAAACGCGGTTACAGGGTAAGAGTAAGCGTAAGAGTGCGTTAATTGCAGGATATAGCGAGAATACAGCACATGCACCTGTTAGAATAGAGCAGGGGCAGAATTACAAAGCGTTAGTGGAGACTATCAACGCTAATAATGTCAATTTAATGCAGATTATAGCTGAAAAGACACACGAAGCGTTAAAAGAAGGCATAAGCAAGACTGTTTTAGACGGCACTGTAGCATTAAAGAATATAGCGCAAGTATATAAATTACTCACTCCTGAGATACGTGTACGAGAATCTCAAGACAAAGACGGCAATACAAAGCGTACTATATGGGCTACAGGCAACACAATACCACAACAAACAGAGGTGTCAACACCAGTAGAAAATAACCCTTAGAATATAGGGGTTTTTCTTTTACCTTTTGAAGCGTCGCACAATATATGTTGTACGACATGTTACACTCCTCATTATAGTGTAAACTTTACCCTAGCTAACATGTACACATGCCCTGTGACGCTCAAAATGGCACCTTAGAGCGTAGTAAATGCAAAAGATGATACTATGTACCAGTGGCACTATATACGCTCAACCTGGGTCAATTTTAGAGGTCGCAGACACTACCCCACTACAACATAGCTTGACAGACGCGTCAAATGATTGTGAAGTTTGTATTTGATTGATGGGGTGCCACCTTCCTGATAGGGGTAGGGCGTAAAAAGAGAAAGGAGTCCCTTAATAGGAATCGTAAATATATATAATCGTACAATTCCAGCTTCTATTTGTTGAATCGTAAATGTATAAAAAAACGTACAGTGCTAGTGTACGTGTCTTATTCTAACTGTCTATCTCTTCTTGTGTGTAATAAGTCTTTAGGTCAGGTAGTGGGTGCGTTTCATCAGAGCCTATAATGTCGAATGTTGGATTATCCCCTTCATAGCCTGTAATAGTGGACATTTCCATTATTGCTTCTGATAACTTCTTATACTGTTCCTGTGTAAAGAGTACTTGGGAGTATTTGTTAGACTGTGGCGCGGATTCTATGAACATTAAGAATCGGAGCTCGTATAACCCTTCTGTATTAAAAGGTACCATATTTAATCCCAATACCATCCTGAATATTTACCAACGTAAGTAAGGAGTTTGATTGATGACAACGACTCTTCTATGCTCCATGATTCTACATCATTCTCATACTCATCTATAAGTTCTATTGTTTTTTTGAATACTTTTGTTCTCTCTGGATTCAAATGTGCGTTTTCACTATTAACATAGTCGGCACAGAACTCTTTTAAAGCTGGCATTACTTGAAGGAAATAACTATTAAACCCCCAGTTTACTCGGTCATCATACCCCCTTACCACTCGTTGCCACGCCCACTTTATTTCATTTATCATATTAAAACATTTTTTTTAGTAAATTGTTATCTTTTAAGACTTGATATAATTGTTCTGCTAGGGAATCCAGGAGAGTATGGTCGAGTTGGCTGTTTAAAGCGTGGAGTATTTCGTGTATAAGCGTTGACTCTTGGATACTCCTATTCGCATCAGCGTTTATAAGGATAACCCTATCGTTATACATTGTCTTTCCCAACTCTTCCATTGTTTGGGAGAAGGTGAGCGTGTAATCGTGCCCACCTATCTTTAGGTGTCGCGTCAACGACTTCTTCTCCTTTTTCACGTCTTTTGTCTTCGCATTTTTCACAGTAGTCGTCATAAGTTATAGGGGTTTGTTTATTACATTTAATACAAATCATACTTTATTCAGTTCTATATAGAGTTTAGCTACAGCTTCTTCGGGGCTTGAACTTGCTTCTGCTGCTGGGACTTTATAACTATTTGCAAACCAACATTTGCCCCTTCCAGCGTCTATTAATGTCAAATCGCCAAACTTATCTCCACACGCTTCAATAAGCTCTGATAGTGTTGGTAAAGTAATGTAATCATCTTCATTAGAATCGTCCCAACATCCTGAATATTCAAGGTATCCTTTAGGATTTATTCTGTCTCCTGCACTTTTCTGCGGGTATCCTGCATCCTTTAACGCTTTAGCTGTCTCGTACTTTAACATAAGAACAGTATATACCTTTCTTTATAAAAAGTCAACTAGGGGGATGATTTCATGAGTTTATCATACAAAACCTTAGCTTCCTCAATCGGAATATTGTATAACTTTGAAAATTTTATATATTTTATGTCTGGATTCTCCACTGGTTCTGGGATTTCCTTTTTCACCGTTATGAAGTGTTTACCATGTTTCAATCTACGCTTTATAAAAGCTACAGTTTTCTTTATAGACGTTACGCCATTTATTTGTTTGTGATATAATTCATGACATGATTCACATAGAACATATAAATCTTTACCTATATCCTCTCTTTGAAATCTGTCGTAAGTAGCATGGTGCACATGTAAACTTTCTTTAGAATAACATCTTTGGCATTTTTTTCCTTTTATTTTAAATACTTTTACTTTCACATTGTGCCACTCTTGTGATTTTAAATAAGCATCATAAACATCTCTACGTGTCATACTAGATATAAATAACCTTTGCAGGAGAACGAGTTATAACTACACGATAATCCAAATAAATACTGTATAATTTTACAATAGACTTTCTTCTAGCAGATATACGGTCAATTTCTATACCGTAACGTTTACCGTCTACTTCGTATAAGATGTCAATTCTACCAGTTCTACCGTCACCTCTTTCTGGAACTTTAAACTCACTTGTAACTTTACCTTGAAGGTAAGATTTAATTAAATTTGAAAATTCGCGCGAACTGAACCCTCCGTATTCTTTACCAACTATATTCTCTAGTTCCTTATCTAGTGTAGTTATCATGTTTATTTACTTTTAGTTATCTTTTGTACGCTCCCCCTACCCAAGGAACTACAGTGTTCTTTAGGTAGAAAAAGCTCAACTTAGGTTTATTTACTCCCAGCCACCCTTCGTTTCGCCAAATCGTGTATTTTAAGGACCCACGACAACTTAACCCCCTAGTCCATGAAACGTATTCAGTTGTATAAAAAATAAAACCCTCAGAGCGCGGCATTATTATACTTTTCAGTATAATTACACACCACTCTAAAGGTTCTCTTTATTATGCGGTTGTGTAGCAACGCTCACTGGATTTCTCCAATAGATACAAGTATATCACCTTCTTTTTAAAAAGTCAAGTACTTTTTTAAGGCTATTTCAGTAATTTGACAATACAATTCTCTTATGTTACAATGTATCAATTGACGCACGAGCAGATAGTAACTAAAAAGATGTTGGAGAACTTCCCTTACTTTATATCAAGGGCTAATAAGTTGTGGCGACTGGAGAACCTTTACTACATCGTAACTAAGGACGGAAAGAAAGACTTATTTAAACTAAACAGAGCACAGAGGCATTTTCTTGAGAATTACATTTTAAGACCAGACCCTTACTATCGACACATTATTTTAAAGTCTCGCCAGCTTGGGTTTACCACTCTAATCAACCTTTTCATATTAGACGAGATTATCTTCAACCAGAATAAGGAAGGTCTTGTAATCGCCCACACTCAAAAGGACGCGACTGAAATCTTTAATCGAAAGGTAAAGTACGCTATTCGTAACCTTTACAGGGATATTCAAGATATCTTGGAGATGGACCAATCCAGGTCCAACCGTGTACAGTTCGTGTTCCCTGACGAATCAGTTTCAGCCTTCTCTGTTTCTAACTCAGGACGTTCTGGAACCTTTAACTTCCTCCACATCTCGGAATTTGCTAAACTATGTAAGGCATACCCAGAAAAAGCACGTGAAGTTATCTTGGGAACCCTACCTGCCCTTTCCTTCGACTCATTCGCCTTCATTGAAAGTACCGCAGAAGGAATGAACGGTGACTTCTATGAAATGTTTGATAAATCATGGAAACGTAAACATTTAATAACCCCACAGGTTTCTAAGATTGAATTTTATCCTCACTTCTACTCATGGACTTGGGATGATGCTGAAATGAAAAAGATTGAAGCTCCTATTCCAATTGAAAACATGGAAGAGTGTGAAATCAACTGGGGTGAGTATCAAAAAGATAATGAATTATCTGATATTGAGATTACATATTACTATTACAGATTCCAACAGCTAGGAAAAGATATAGACAGACTTCATCAGGAGTATCCAACGAACCACATGGAAGCCTTTATCGGTTCTGGGTCTAATTACTACAACCTACAAAAGATTTACGACTTCGATACTAAAGCTGACGATAATTACACACGGTATGATTATGTAAACGGTGAGTTTATTGAGAATGATAAAGGAGACTTATACGTTTACAAGAAACCAGAAGAAGGACGCAGATATGTAATAGGCGGTGACGTTGCAGAAGGGCTCCAGGACGGCGACTACTCTACAGCTTGTGTGTTGGGTCATGATAAGGAGATTAAAGCTCTCTATCGCGGTCACATGGAGCCAGACGACTATTCTAAAATGATTCAAGCTCTCGGAAGGTGGTATAACATCGCTCTCGTTGCCGTGGAGTTTAATAAAGACGGAAACTGGGTGAATACAGACATGCGAAACATGGGCTATCCTAACCTATACGTTCGAACTGTCATTGATGATATAACAAAGAACGAAACAAAGATGTACGGCTGGGTGACGAATAAGAAAAACAGAGACTTCGCTCTTGGTGAATCTAAAAAACACTTCAACTCTACGGACATGGTGAACTGTAAACCACTCCTGGACGAATTAAAAACATTTATCCGTAATAAAAGAGGCAGACCAGAGGCGGCAAGTGGCAAACACGATGACGTTGTGATGAGTTGGATTATCGGTTTAGCTATCCTTCAAGGTAAACAAGACATTAAGGAAGAGAAAAAGGTTCTTATGTGGCACGATTTGGTATTTCCTAAGAGATTAACTTGACAAAAATGTCAAGATAGTGTATTATATAAGAAAATATGGCAGAAAAATCTACACTAGACTTCCTCGTAGCTAAAAAGAGGGAGATGACGGACTCAAAGTACCGTAAAACCTTTGATTTACTAGCAAACGAAATAGAAGCTAACCTTGTTGACACTCATACGCAACGTGAACGAATTGACGAGGCGGCTAAATCTTACGTATACATTCCAACTGTACGTTCAGATGGCTCTACAGACTTTGCAATCTTACCTCGTGTAAGTCAAATGAATAACGAAGGCTCACAAGTTCCTCGTTCAGCGGAACCTATTGCTTTCTCTAAGATTCTAGTTGCAGCTTCTGCGATTGCTTCTAATCTCCCAGACGGGACTGCGGTTTCAATCAACCGAATCAAAGCTCGCTTCTACTACGAACTTTGGAAACGCTCATGGACTGTATCTGAGATGAACGGCTTTACTACCCTTGAAACTTCTGTTCAGAATTTACTTACTTACGGATGGACAGCATGGAGAGTTTTCCCTAAACAGATTATCGTTGACAAAACATACAAGGGCAAGAAAGTTAAGAAGATTATCTTCGATGACGTTTACCGAGAACCATTGGACCCACGTAGAACATGGATTGGATTATCCTACAAGGCTTACAACAACGACAATCGTCCAGAGGTTCTTTACGAAATTGACATTACTAAAGATGCTTACGAGACTCTTAAAAAGACTCACGGTAAACGTAAACGAAAAGACGCTGACACTGGTGATGTTTCTATTGAAGGCTTGAAAGAAAACCCAGAGAAACAAAACACTCACGTTACTATTACATTCTACGAGGACCCTAAAGAGAATAAATACATCGTAGCTTCTGATGCAATTGTATTTTACGATGGTGAAATGCCAAACGAAGACGTTTACGGCTCAGTAGTTCTTGCTCATTGTTTCTTCAAAGACATGAACGACCCACATGGAGTAGGTCTATTTGAAATGATGAGAGGTAATGCATACCTTTACAACTACATCAACTCACTCAATGCTGAACAGGTAGAAAGTGAAATTCATCCTATCCTCTTTGGAATTGGAATGACAGGACAAGGAGACTTAACATACAAACGAAGTCCTAACCACATCAACCAACTCCCAGCTGGTGGAAAGATTGAGAAGATTCTCACTACAGGAAACACCACTCTTGGAATCAACTACGCTAACGCACAGAAGAAAAACCTTGAGGACAATACAGGTGTCAATGACATCGTTTCAGGTTCTAATACTGGTAACACTCTCGGTGGTACTGTTATCCTTAAAGAAGCTGCCCTTAACCGCCTCATCAAACCTCGCAACTCAATTAAACAGGCTCTTGAAAACGACTCATGTATCCTCTTCTCTCTCATTGAACAAGGACAAGCTAACGCACGAGAATTTACTTTCGCAAACCCAGATGAAGCTAAACTATTCTCTGAATTGAATCCAGAATTTCAACACACTCTCGGTGATTTAACTTTCAACGAAGAAGGTGTACCTAAACTTAAAGTATTCTCAAGTCAGAAAGTTCCAGTAACATTCGACTTCAATAAAGAAGGACTCGTTGAATCAGACTACGAAGACCAAGAGGTTGACGAGTATGGTGACCCTAAATACTCTGTTTCAAAAGAAACCGCGTTCAAAACAATTCGAGAAGTAGAAGAGAAAGTTGGTTATGACCGCGTGTTGATTAAAATTGATACGAACTCAATGCTCGTACCTTCACAGGAAGTCAAGAAACAAGCGTCAATGTCTATCTTCCCTGTTATCCAGAACTCAATCCAGATTATCTACGGACTAGCTCGACAAGATGCAGAACAAGCGGTAGCACAGCTTAAATCCCTCACCCAGTTCCTAGAAATACAGAAAGAAAACATCTACGACTACATACCTAAAGAACAGTACGACAAAATAATGACAATGCAGATGGCTCCAACACCAGAACAGCAAATGATGCAGATGATGCAAGGAGGAGCAGTGCAGTCAGACGGAACAGATGTAGCTCAGCCTCAGAACCCACGTGAGATGTCACAAAGTAAAATGGATAGTTCATTCGATGCCTCAATGGGTAAAATGATGTCAGAAGAATAATATGGAACAATACAGAGAACAAATAAATCAAATATTCACTCAAGAAAATCTCCCTGTGATTTTGGCGGTGTTAAACCACATAAGACCAAAATATCTAGGACTCTGTAAAGATACAGAGTTCAGTACCATCGTAAACGTCGCCAAGTTAGATGGTATTCAAGAATTAGTGGCTGAATTAATACAATATGTTGAAAACCAAAAAAGGATTCACAACTAGCATCGAGAATTGCCAAATTGATGTAAAGTATTCGAAACAGGCAGAAAAGAAAGAGCTTATCAGATTCACAATTAAAGAAGGAAACACGTTTGAAATAAACTCAGACGCTCTTTTGGCTTTAATTACGTCTCAGTTTAAGACAAAGGAATTCGCGTTAGCATTAGCAGACACAGACGTTGCTAATATCTTCATGGTTGAGACGGAACGGTATATCAACGCCACGCTTGATAGAGATTTCAAGAAAGGTGAGAAAATATCTTTCCCTTTCAAGCACATGTACCCTTACGTGTTGGCTGCTGCTGAGAAAGCATATCACATAGCAGACCATGACGATAAGGTAAAGGAAGTGCCACGAGAGGTATTCGAGCAAACACTCAAGAACCTCGGTGACATAAACAAAGAATTTATTGAAACATTATATAAGAAAGAAATAACTAGCAAATAGCTATGAAAAAAGAAACACCTGTAAAGGTTGAATTGGAAAAAGCAGATAACGAACCTAAATATGATGGCGTAGAAACCTACACAACCATCTTTGACGGTGCACGAAGTCAGACATTCACAAAGAAAATCAATTTGTCTTCTGATGAAGCAGAGTCTTTCCTTAAAGGAAACGACCCTAAGAAATATTTTAGAAACGGTAAGATTTCAACATCAGTACCAAAGGCATTTGGAGAACTACTCCCAGATGACCGAG